CCTGTATCAAACAGCTGGTCCGCTAATGCTCTGACAGCTGGAACGCTAAAGTCAGGCGATAGAATTAAGCTATGCGCTTCACCGCTGACCTTGCCTCGCAGTGCTTTCATATCCCTTACAAACTTTGTGTATTCCGTATTGGCTTGCGCTTGCAGCTTTGCCGCAATCCTATTTTCAACAGCCATTATCTCAGCTTGTCGTTTAAAGGATGAGCCTATGGCCGCCGTGCCTAGTTTGGTTTCTTTAAGCACATCCAGAATATCTGCGTCACCCGCCAGTTCAGCGGCAAGTGAAACGCCTGTGATAATCGTTTCGGTCACCCGTGTATTGTTCATACCATCAAGGCTGCGTTCTTTGGCTTGGGTTTCTATCCATTCCTTCAGTTGCTCCATCGCAACCGCCTGTTCGGTGTCGGTCATATCCTCACGAAATAGCAGGGTAGTCATTGCGGCTGTATCACGCTCAAACTGCAAATAGTTTTGTTCTTTTTGATAAGCGACATGCTTCTCGCGCCAAGACGTTCTGAATACCTCATTGGCCTTGTTGGCGTTTATTCCAAAGAACTCTGCGACTTCACTGTCAGCGAACTCTGAGAAGCCATTATCGGCTACGAATTTCTCTTGGAAGCCAGCGATAAAACTTTCGATTTTGTTGGGGTCGCCATTATGAAACAGCTTCTGGGTTACCAGCGCAGATTCTAACTCTGCGGCATATCTGGTGGCCATCGTATTGAGTTGTGAAACTCTATAGCCTTTGCGCAGATATGGGCTGGCTCCCTCTTCGATAAGACCTTTCTTAACGGCCTCACCAATGGCAATTCTGTTTTCTTGATATAGACGCTCACCCTCGCGCATTTCCTTTTCGGCTGCGCGCTGTTCTTGTCTTTGTAGGGCGGGTGTGGCCTTTGCCTCAAATCTCTTCAAGCTATCTGCAAGAGCCTCAAAAGGACTACGGGCCACAACGCCTCTTTGGTAAATATCAACAACATTTGCTGTCGATGCTACCGACCCAATTTGATTATCAAACGGGTTTGCTACTACGGCTCTTGCCATCGTTAATTCTCCAAATCAGCGTATCGGGCTTTTGTGTCCGCATAATCAACGGCGAAGCCAGCGATGGGTTCGACTACGTTAAATAGCGTTTCTGCAAAGCCGATAGGCTGCATCGAATTGATGCGGTTCTGGGCTTCGGACTGGAAGCCCAACTTGTTCATTTCTGCCTGTTGCTGCATCCCTTCCAGACGTTGCTCTATGCGGTCTGCTAGGACGCCCTCAGAGCGCTCAAAGTCATTTAGGAGCCTATCCACATCAACGCCCTGTACCCCTGCGCCAGCGGCGGCTGCTGCGGCTGTACCTTGGGATTTGAGGGCCTTGAGGTCGGCATCACGCTTTTGCTGAGCCGCCTGTGTTTGCTCTTGTAAAACTCTTAGGTTTGTCTGCTTGGATTTCAAAAAGTAGGCATCTTTTGCCGACTGGGCATTTCTGGCTACAGCTTCGTTTTGCTTGTTTGATTGGTCAATAGCACTGGCGGCACTTGTCACCGCGCTAACGCCTTGGATTGCTAGAGCCGTAGTCGAAGCTGCTCCTGCGGACATGCCAGTCAGTGCCACCAATGTTGTTGGTTCACACATTATTTCATCCTTAAAAATTCGTAGAAAAGCCGTCCTTCGGCTCCATAATTTTCGTGCTTGGTAATGAAGGTAAAACCCATCCATTTAAGCCACTTGATATGCAGGGTGTTTCTGGCATCCACACAGTTGTGCAAAAGCAGATAATCCTCAGCGAGATAATCTAACGCTGCTTTGCTTCTTCGCAGAAAGGCCATTTGGTATTGATAGATGTCATCTGTAGCGCACATCCAAACGACCCCTGCGTCATCTATAGGCGAAGACGCCACACCGCATAGACCCACGCGCTCACCATCGGGTGAACGCATTGTGAGGGTCATATCGCCAATCATCAGGCTGGTATAAAGGACGCTCAGCGGCGCTTTTCCTGTCGCCGCCAAGCATTCGTTTTTATCAGCTTGTCTGAGTTTTGGGGCAATGTAGTCAACGTCTTCCACCGTTGTTTTTTGAAGTAAATTAAGTATCATGTTGAAGTTTGCTGGGAGATAAAAAGTTGAAAAAATTTATTTTTATAATCTGCGCCATGATTGGTGTTCCTTCATTCGCGCTTGATGGCAGTTATCAATACGAATGTACTGGAGTAAGTGGTTTTAGTATTGTCGAAAAAAAGCTAGAATTGATCGATGTGTCAAAGATCAACAACGTACATATATCGTTCTGGGATAATAATAAGGTTCTATCACTTTATGAAAAAAACCGTTGGAAAGTTTCTCACTTCAAAAGTTTAAGTGACGGCCCCGATTTCCAACAGTTTGGCCAGTTTTATAATAACAATTTCTATGAAATTTATCAGGTGCAAAAAAGGAACAATAGAGTCGCTACCCTTGTAAGGAACTTTAGTCAGCCGCCTCATGATTGGTACAGCGAAGAGCAGATTGCTGATATGCTTTTATTTAGAGTTATATATTCTTGTAATGAACTTAAGTAACTCTTCTTGATCTGAGGTGCATCGAACCTTCCCATTCAGCCGATAAGAATTGGCAGGGAAGGTGGCTGTCACTTTCAATGATAACACTGAGCCTGTCGGCCTTGGACATCACAGGGAACCTAAAGTCACCTGATGCCAGCGTTGTCGTACCCAGCACCCCAGCACCGCCGCCAATCACACGCCCTGTGTAATCAAACGTGCCGCCCAGTCCGTATGCTTGAAGGGGCCTATAGCGGGGGAGAACCTTAACGGTGAAGTCACCGCTATCCTGATACCGAAGTAGCCAGTGTTTTATCTGTAGGCGTCCACCAGTGATTGCTACGCGCCCACCAGTTGGTGTTGGCTCTTTCAGCGTTGGCTCTGAAAACTCGTATGTCATTGTGTATTTCTCACCGACATAGAACTGAGTTGCTGATCTATCGCCAGCCACAACGATGACGTTGTTGGTTACCGATACGTTGGTAAGCACTGTGCCTTGGTTGGTTCCACGGGTCACAATCGTTGGTGCTGTAAGCTCATAGGGTAGGGTGATTGTGGTTTGGTTTGCATTTGCATCATAGGTTCTAGTGCAGTTGGTTTCTGCAAACCTGTAGTCCAGCTTCGTGACGTATGTTTGGTCAGTGTCAAAGCGACCAGCATCAAAATTGATGACGAATAGACAGGTTTTACCTGCCTTGTTCCCAACCACATACAAGCCACTTTCGATAAACTCAGCGTTCAGTATTTCCAAGCCAGCAAAGGTGTATTTAAACCAAGCTGCCTGTACCTTTTCACGACCAGCAAAGTGATATTTGTACAGATACATTGCGTTGGTTTCTTGGCTTGAGAGGCAGACCAGAGCGTTTTCAGTGGTACTTGCGGCCATCTCAAAGACGCCATCTGGAATGTACTTGGCTACGTGGCTTGTGACATCGGTAGCATCAGAGCGGTCTGTATCGTCAATCACGTAGTATTCACGAATTGATGTGAAACCGCCTCGCTTTGCAGCGAAGTAAACAACATTACCAGCGGCGGCAGGTTGGGCCGTTGTACTGGCCTCGTATTCAGTTGTTTGAGATATTGAGGTGTTCTTTGGTGTCAGAAAGTCACCGCCTTTTAGGATGAACTGTGTCTGGTCAGAGAACAGCAACAGCTTTCTATCAAAGGGAATGGCATGTTTCAGTGCTGAAACTTTTACGTGACTTGCCGCTACATCAATAGGGTCATCATCCAGAATTGTGCGCGCAGTCTTACCGAAGAAATCAAAGTACTCGGATGTCCTCGACATGTTCACATTCTCACCTGACAAGAAGCCAAGGCGGTTCTGAAAGAAGAATACATCTGAAATCTTCTTGCCAACGAAGGTTGGGTTGGGAATTGAGGTTTCATCCCCCACGACCCTGTCGCCCCAGTTAGCTTGCTCAAATGTAAAGGAACCGTCTGATTGCCTTATTAGCAAATGGGGCATGGTTGCCGCGTCAATTTCATAGGGGATGTTAGGCTTTACCCATTCAATCCAAGTACCAGCCGATACTTTGTTTGAATCATCGGCTACGAATTTCACATAATAATCATCGAAGTCGTTTGTCTGGTCACCCTGCACTTGTGCAATATAACCATCAGGAGCTTGCAAGGGCAGGTCATCAAAGCGCTGTACCGTGCCAATAGTTGCCGACAGCCCAGCATCGCCAAGGCTATCGTAAGTGGCCATCTCAAAAGCAGCATTCCCTGTCTTGGTAATGATTACTGTGCTGCCATCTGCCGAAGCCGTAAAATTACTTTGAGCGTTGATTGCCGAAGCCAAGCGAGACGCAATGTCATCAGTTCTTGTTTCGATTTGGTTAGTTTCGCTAGTTGTAATGTTAGCCGCCACAGCGTTGTCGAGATAGACCGTGTAGCGTTGGTTATAGTCACCCTGCTTAACCGCAATCAAACCTTTGAATGGATAGCTTGGAGTGCTTAAACTACTCATTGCAACTGTCTGAGAAGTATTAACAATAAAGGTATAGTCAGCAACTGTAACCGCGCGAAAATCGGCGGTTGGTGTCGTGCTGTTTAAATATGCTGTACCGTTTGGATAGGTGACCGTCTTTGCGACACCAGCCAAATCAGTAATCGTAATTTGGTTTGATGCGTTGATGAACACGAAGTATCGCTCAGTGGCATCACGGTTTATCAAATGAATGAACGAACCAGCGGTGGTTGTGTTGCTTAAGATAGCACTATGTTCCAGCGGGGGCCGCTTCTGTAAGCCTTCGACAAGCGATGGGAATGCGTTTTCCTGTAGCTCTGCCTGTGAAGACAATCGAAGTGCAGGGGATTGCTGTGATACACCTTGCACAAGGTTTGGAATGGCAGAACTGATTAGGCTCATTGCATCAGAACCCTTCTGTTAAACCCACGGTTCAACACACGCGCTACTGAGTAGCTTTGCATCATGTTGTAATCTGCGGTGTCGCCTTCGTATTCTTTCAAATCCATCAGCGCTCTTTGTTCATCTTGCGCGGTCATCTTGTGGATTGTCTGCGAGTTCAGCATCCGATCTGCGTATATACGGGCAGCACGAATAGTGATGTATCGCTTGGCGACATCTGGCAGTACATCGAAGTCTTGGTAGTAAACGATGTCCGCATAGACCGTGCTGGTAAATGTGTAAGACCGCTCAGTGAGGTCAAAGAGTTTGGATTCTTTAATAACCCCATCAAAATCAGGCGTATCAATACGTGATACATTGGCTGGGATTGGAATTTGGTTATCGATGGTGGGCGCTAACGGAACACGCCGCTCAGTGTTAAAATGCCAGCCTTGGCTTTGAACCTCACGACTAACCTCATTCAAGACCTGATTGGCGATTGAAACGTCCGTCACTTGGTTACCTGTAAGTGTGTTTACAGGAGCCTCACCTATGGTCGTAAGTAGTATGTTGACCGCCTCTAGTTCGGTCATTGACGATGGTATAGCCATGTTGTCCTCGTGAATAAAAAAATGGGCCAGCCCGTGAGGACTGACCCAAAAAAGAATTAAGCAGTTTTGATTTCTACTGCGCATTCTGGGCGAAGGATGCCATGACCCATCGCGTATTTTGCGGCCATCAATGTACCTTGATACATGATGTTATAGTCGCCTGATGTTTGCTCTACAGCCAAGTCCATCAGCTTCACTGTGCCGATTGCAGATTTCTGCATGACCAGTGCAACGGTTGTTGAGAAGTTACCGTGATAGGTGTTGTTCTCACCCGCTGTTGCTGCGGCAATGTTTGTAGATGGTACGTTGTTTGACTTAACAATCTGGATACCTGCAACACGCAAGACTGTACCGTCTGCGTACACACCAGCACCACCCCAGTCACGGTTAATCACGTTAGTGGTTTGGACTAGGTTGTAGTATTGGGCTGGCTTAACGATTGCCACACGGTCACTCTCTGGAACGTCTTTTTCGTCCATGACCTTAGCCGCTTCAAAGATAGAAGCTGCGAGTGATGCGCCATCAGTGTCAGCATCGGAGTCAGTCAAAGCAGAGCCGCCGTTGCCACCTGTAATGGTCGCTGCGCTACGGGCTGCTAGAACACCAACACGCATTGTGCGGGTATCAAACTCTTTTGCCAAAGCCATACCAAGAAGGCGGCTATATTCGGCGCGCACATCGTAGTGGTTCTTGGCCTCATCGATGTTGGCAATGAAGGTATCAGCAATCAAAACGTCATCGATGTTAATGACCTTTTCGTTGTGCTTGATGGCCTGTGTGCCGAGTAGGGGTGTTCCCACGGTGTGATAGGCTGCGTTTGCTTTGCCTGTCACTGGGAACTGTGCCGACTTGCCAGATGCGATTGTGCGGCTGACATGAAGGTCTTTCATTACGTTTGTTTCATCAAAGGCAGTCAGGACTTCACCTGCAAAGACTTTGAGGAATAGATTGTTCTCTGTAGCGAAATCTGACGGTGATGCACCGTTGACCACGCCTAAGCGAGACGCTGTTGCGTTTGCCATTTCTATTATCCTTTGTTTGAATGGGAAATGACTGTCGTTGCTTACTTGGCTTGGTTGTCACACGCATGTGGCCTAGTCGTTCATCGTCGATAGTCGGTCTGCCTAAGGAGGCAGGACGTTGACCCATTGGAAGGAAGTTTAGAATGATTGATCTTTATACGAAGGTAATTCTGACCGTTATAGCGGTTGCACTGTCGGTAAATGTATTCGTGCAGTTAGAATTTGTTGGGCCAGTTCATGCTGCTGATGGGGTGCAAAAGGTACAGATATGTGACTCAAATCATGCGTGTGCGTCCATCTCTTGGGATGGTAGATTGGAAGTTGCCGCAAAATAACTAAGCAAACATCTGGGCAAAATAGACCATCCCAACAAACCCAGCGACAAAGATAATAACGCCAGCGGTAACCGATAGGCCCCAAAAGATTTTATCGCGTTGCCGTGCCTGTGCTTCTAACGCTTCTTGTTGCCTCTTACGCGCTGCGGCTTGCTCTTTGACAACTAAATCCCACATTCCCGCAGGGCCGTATAGTTGACAGGCAGACTTCAATTCAGCCTGAGCTTCTTTGTATTTCATTTTGGCTTGAGCAATAGCAAAGCCCTCTTGTTCAGATGACGCTAAGCGACCCAACGGTCCTTTATGTTTGCCAGCCTCAGCCGCTTGAATGTCTGCATCCAGTTTGGCGAGATTACCGAAGTGAGGCAGTAAATCGCTTACGTCACGACCAGCCTTAACGGATGCAGAAATGGCCCCAGCAACCTTCGTTACTGCGCCAGCCAAGGCCAATACCTCTATCATTTTGTAACCTTATGTTTTCTTCGCGGTCCTTGCGGAGCGTTTGAAATTCTTCGCTGTAGGTGCGCCTTTAGAACCTGCCTTGCGCATCCTTTCGCCAGAGCCGTTAGCTATGCGCTTACGCTTGGCGTGGATGTTGGCGTAAAGTCCTTTACCTGCCACGGCTCATTCCCCCTTTTTTAGGTTTCTTCGGTGGGCGACCGCGCTTGGAGCCGTAAGTTCCAATTCCTTTGGGCATAATAATATCCTTGTGAATTGACGGGGCATGACGCCCCGCCTGATGTTTTTGAAAATTCATTAGGTGAAATAAAAAATGGCTGACCTATGGGAGTAGGCCAGCCAGTTACTAACTATCAACGCTGGGAAAGCGTCAAAGAGTAAAAGGCTGACAGAAGGGAAAACGGACAGCCTTTGACGACACAAAAAATTCACCTGCAGCCAGCAAGGAATTAGCAAAATGCTAGTGTCAATTAAAGTTTACACACTTCAGATTCAGTATCAAGATAATATTTATTTTTTTACGCTGCCTAAGTTAATTAAAATACTGATGATCTGCCTAATTTTTGTTCAACATCTTTGGTGTAAGCACTGTCACTGCCGTACCGCTTATCTTTCATCGCGGCCACAACCTCAGCTGTGGACCTAAATTCATCCTTCGCCGCAGCCTGTGCTTTGCCTTGAAGCAGGTTAGGCTCTGAGCCTTCTACTGCTTCGCGTCTAGCCATCAGCCACTCAACAGCAACCTTGGCGTTATCCGTACCTGTCTCAACCATCTGGTTGTAAATCTTTAACTCAGCTTCATCCATGTTACCTTTGGCCCAGTCGGTCAGTTCTTTGTAACCGTCTGACCCACCCACAACTGACAT